ATTTAATAATTGCAATCAAACATAGTCAAGATGCAATAAATGAAAAATTAGATGCAGGTGTTAAAGACAAGATCCTTGATGCATTGGAGTTTGGATCTAAGGAACTTGGACACCTGTTGTAGCAGATGCCTATACAGGTGGAAACACAGGTACTTTTGACGCTAACGCGACTAGCCAGAAATGGTTTAAAAGAGGTAATTTAGTAACGGTTATTGGCAGGATAGAGAATATAGATACAACAGGTATGACGGCAGGTAACGCAATCTGTATACAGGGACTACCATTTTCATTTGCGTCTACTGACTACTCCACGGGTACAGTTCAGACAAACGGCGTGACGGTCAGCGGGACTCATCTAGTTGCTGTAACAAATCCGAGTACGACAGATACAACTATATTTTTTTATGATGTTAATAACGCAGGTAATAGGTCATCGCTCAAAGTTTCAGATATCAGTGGGGCTACTGATGATATGTTTTTTCAGATAACATACTCTATATGATCCCCTTACCCAACTCATACTAAGAGGTAAGCGTATGAATAATGATTCACGTTTTAAGTGTCCTAAGACCGGTGTATTCCTAACCCAGGCACTGTTTTATGAGTTACAGCATGACCATGAGAGAGCACTGTATACCCTTAAAGAGTTTGATCATAAACTAGAGAACGGTAGATTACTCCCCTCTCTTAAGCAACTGTACCTAGAGTGTCAAGACCCTACAGAATATACATTTGCCAAGCAGTACTTCTTCTCGTGGCAACATTGGAAGAGATGTCTAGGTAACTCAAGTATACGTAAGCATGTAGATGAGTGGAGAGAAGAGTTAGAGATATATATGATGTCTCAAGGTATAAAGGGGGTTATTGATGAGGCAACAATCAAAGATAACTACCAAGCAGCTAAGTGGTTAGCTGAGAAGGGATGGATAGATAGGAAAGTAGGTAGACCTAGTAAAGAGAAACAAGAGCGGGAGCTAAAACTAGCCACTAGAGCTAAGGCAGCCCACGATGAAGACTTAACCAGAATATCACAGTACATACAATAATATGAGATTAGATCCTAAAGATACCAACAGGCAAGAGGTAAGGGAATTAGCTGAAGCTAACCTTGCTGTTTTTGCCCACCTAGTCAACCCCCAGAGGGTATACGGCGATATACATAGGGAGGTATTTAGCTGGTGGATGGACTGTGAAGAAAGAGAGATAGATAACACGTGCTTACTATTACCTCGTGATCACCAGAAGAGTCACTGTGCTGCGGTTAAGGCAGCTTGGTTAATAACCCGTGATCCTAGTAAGACATTGCTATATATATCTGCAACTAGTTCATTAGCAGAGAAACAGCTCAAGGCTATAAAGGATATACTCACCTCTGAGGTGTATACTAGATACTGGCCAGACATGATACACCCCGAGGAAGGGAAACGTGAGAAGTGGACAACAACCGAGATATGTATTGATCATCCAATACGTAAGAAAGAAGCTGTCAGGGATAGTACGGTATTTGCTGCCGGTCTTACTACTAATATTACCGGGTTCCATGCTACTGATGTTTTTCTTGACGATATGGTTGTACCTAACAACGCTTACACGGAAGAAGGTAGACTCAGAGTCTCACAACAATACTCCCAGTTAGCCTCTATCGAGACTACAGGTGCTACAGAAACGGTAGTAGGAACCAGATACCACCCTGCTGACATATACAACTCCTTAATGGAGATGAGAGAACCTATATTTGATCCAGAAGGGGATATAATAGGAGAACGTGAGGTATATGAATTCAAGACTGAGGTGGTTGAGACTGAAGGTAGATTCCTGTGGCCTAAAGAAGTAAGGGCTGATGGTAAGGCATTTGGGTTTGACAACAAGGAACTTGCCCGTAAGAAGGCTAAGTACCTAGATCAGGCACAGTTCTTTGCTCAGTACTACAATGATCCTAATGATCCAGAGTCACGAAGACTGAGCTATGACAGGTTCCAATACTACGATAAGAGGCATTTACGTCAAGAATATGGCCGATGGTTCTTTAAAGATAGACCACTCAATGTATATGCAGCTATAGATTTTGCTTTCAGTCTCAGTAAGAAAGCCGATTACACAGCTATAGTGGTCATAGGTGTAGACCCGGATGGTTTCATATATGTGATGGACATAGAGAGATTTAAGTCAGATAAGATATCTGAGTACTTTGATCGTCTCTTGTGCTTACACTCTATGTGGGACTTCAAGAAGCTCAGGGCTGAGGTTACAGTCGCTCAGAAGGTGATATGTAATGACCTTAAGGATAGGATACGGGCAGAGGGTCTAAGGATCAGTATAGACGAACACAGACCTAATAGACGGGATGGATGTAAGGAAGAGAGGATTGTAGCAGCACTTGAGCCACGATATGATAATCAGACCATACTCCACTTCAAAGGAGGTTACACCCCGGTACTAGAGGAAGAGTTGGTATTAGCTAGACCTGCACACGATGATATAAAAGATTGTTTAGCCAGTGCCGTAGAGATAGCAGTACCCCCTAAGAGTCGAAAAGGAAGAGAGAAGAAGAATATTATTTCTTTTAACAAGCGTTTTGGAGGCGTTTCCGTCTAATGAATAAAGTAGCAGAACTACGTGGAGCTATAGAAGGTCACAGAGATAACATGGCCCAATACATAGGGGATCTCTGGCATACCTGGAATACCCAACGATCTGGATGGATTGAAGAGCAAAAGGAGTTAAGGAACTACCTATTTGCTACCGATACCTCTACCACGTCAAATAGTGATCTACCGTGGAAGAATAGTACTACCACCCCTAAGTTAGCTCAGATCAGAGATAATCTACATGCAAACTACATCTCTTCTTTGTTCCCTAACGATGAATGGGTTAAGTGGGAGAGTTATAGCCTAGAAGGAGAAGAACAGGCTAAGGCTCAGGCTATAGAGGCATATATAGCTAATAAGGCTAGACAGAGCAACTTACGTACCACAGTGTCTCGACTATTGTATGATTATATCGATTATGGTAATGCATTTGCCACCGTAGACTTTGTAAATGAAGTCAAAGAGGACCCTGAGACAGGGGAGACTATCCCGATATATGTAGGCCCTAGGGTGGTGAGGATCTCCCCTCTAGACATAGTTATAGACCCTACTGCTGCTGATATCAATATGTCACCTAAGATAGTCAGATCAATAAAGACTATTGGTGAGTTACAGACCATGGCTCAGGACAATCCTGATGACCGATATGTGGCTGAAGCTCTTGATAAACGAATGAAGATGAAGGAAATAGCTGGTCAGTACACCGTAGAGGACTTTGATAAGGCAACAGGTTATAATGTTGACGGTTTCGGGAACCTTTACGAATATTATCAGTCTAACTACGTAGAGATATTGGAGTTTCGTGGTGATTATTATGATCCCATGACTGATACCTTAGAGAGAGATAGGGTAATAACAATAATTGACAGGTCCTCTGTACTACGTGATGTTCCCTCTCCTCATTGGTCTAAAGGTTCTTTAATTGAGCATGTAGGTTGGAGGTTAAGACCCGATAATCTATGGGCTATGGGTCCCTTGAACAACTTAGTAGGGATGCAGTACAGGATAGACCACCTAGAGAACCTTAAGGCTGATATGTTTGACCTTATAGCTTATCCTCCTCTGAAGATCATAGGTGATGTAGATGAGTTCTCATGGGGTCCTGGTGAAGAGATACATATAGGGGAAGGTGATGTACAGATGCTTGTACCTGACACTACAGCCCTTAATGCAGACCTCCAGATCCAGATACTAGAAGATAAGATGGAACTGTATGCTGGTGCCCCTAGAGAGGCAATGGGTGTAAGAACTCCCGGTGAGAAGACTGCCTTTGAGGTACAATCTCTCCAGAATGCAGCAGGAAGAATATTCCAAGAAAAGCTTAATAACTTTGAGATCAATATCTTAGAGCCTATTCTGAACAACATGCTAGAGACCGGTCGTCGTAACATGAACATAGCAGATATAATCCGTGTAATGGATGATGACCTAGGTGTAGAGACAGTGATGTCTGTATCGAAAGAGGACATTACATCCACAGGGAAGATAAGACCGGTAGGTGCAAGACACTTTGCAGCACAGTCTCAGTTACTACAGAACCTGTCTGGTGTACTTAACTCCCCTCTAGGTCAGATGGTAATGCCTCATACCTCCTCTAAACAACTGTCTAAGTTAATAGAGGATGTACTGGGTCTACGTAGGTTTGAACTGTTTAGTGATAATGTCAATATCTTTGAACAGGCAGAAACACAACGTCTTGTTAACCAAGTACAAGAAGATGTTATGACTGAACAAGCAACCCCTACTGAGGGAGATATACCAGATGAAGAATTCTAAGTGGATAGCAGGATTAGCAGGTCAAGAGAAAGAAGATCTCAGATCCAGTATGTTAGCCGCTTTACCAGCTTTCAAGCGACTTACCCAGTTACTTGAAAATAAACTC